GTCATGATACTTACCATTACCGAAGATGGTACAGAGAAAAGTTTGGCACAAAGAAATTCGATGAATTGCACCGAAAATTCTCCACCGTCCGCAAATTTAAAAACTTCGACCTTGAAGAATTGTTGAGTGAAATTAAAGAATTAGCATGATGCTAAAAGTCAAAAACAAAAAAAGGAAAAGAAAATGCAAACAATAGTAAATCAAGTCAAAATGACCAATGATTATGGTTTGTTCAGCTTCATAAGTGGGAACCGGGATATTAATGAACGTCAATTAGCGAGACTTACAAAGTCTATCGACGAACAATATCTGCAAGTCCCAATAGTTGTAAATGAAAAAAAACAAATCATAGATGGGCAGCATCGCTTTGAAGCTGCGAAAAAACTAAATGAGCCTGTGTTTTTCATCGAACTGCCGGGACTGAGGTTAAAGGAGGTACATCGCCTTAATACCAATTCAAAGAATTGGACTGCCAATGAGTATATGAACGGTTACTCCAGGCTGGGATACCCTGATTACGTGGAATACAAACAGTTCAAGTCTGAATATGGATTTGGACATAACGAAACGATGGCTTTGTTAAAAGGAGCAACCAGGTCGGGCGGAACGCTTGTAAACTCTTTTCGGGACGGTGTTTTTAAAATTGAAGATTACAACGAAGCGGTGAGAAAAGCAGACAAAATAACGATGGTTGGGAAATACTATGACGGATACAAAAGGCGGGCATTTGTTTATGCGATGCTCGATTTATTCCGAAATCCGGATTACAACCATGCTGAATTTCTCAACAAATTATCTTTTCAAGCAATAAGGATGATTGACTGCACGAATGTTGGGCAATACATGATGCTGATTGAAGATATTTACAATTTCAAAAGCAGAAATAAAATCAGGTTATTCTAATTAAAAAAACGAGGGGCGGGAAACTGCCCCTCTTTCAATGAATTACTATAAAACCACACCGGATCCCCAATTAAAGAAATCCAAAAGGGATGCGGGGAAGCAAGTATCCCGAATCCTTCGGTTCTTTGAGCGCAACCAGGGCGAACGATTTCCTCCGCACAAAGTAGCCAAGAACTGCCAAATCTTATGCGTGGGATCTGTGAAGCGAGCCATGACCGATCTGACGAGCGAAGGTATTTTAAGAAAAACCGATTATATGGTTCCCGGTGAATATGGAAAGCCTGTTCACACGTGGGAATATCAACGGGAAACAAACCAAAGCGAGTTGTGGTGAAGGCCGTATGTCCAGATTGCGGCTCTAACCATTCCCGGCGCAAGGGAATCAGGCTGGATAAGCAGAGGTGGTTGTGTAATTTCTGCGGGAGGCAGTTTACTACCGAGCTTATGCCAACAGACCCAAGCGCATTTCCCAGAATGCTATTGTTCGACATCGAGACAACGCCCATGACCGTTTATGTTTGGGGACTATACAAGCAAAGGATTCCACATACGAACGTCATTAAGGAATGGAATATTTTATCTTGGAGCGCCAAGTGGCTGTTTGATGATATTATTCATTCAGACGTACTCACGCCGAAAGAGGCCATCGCCGGGAACGACAAACGCATCCTGGAATCTATTTGGTTAAAGCTGGATGAAGCCGATATTGTCATCGCCCACAATGGCGACAGGTTCGACCTGCGGAAACTCAATGCCCGGTTTATTGATAACGACATTAAACCGCCATCACCGTTCCGGTCCATCGATACGCTTAAGATTGCCCGCCGGGAGTTTGCCTTTTCGTCCTACAAGCAGGATTATTTAACAAAACATTTCAAATTGCCAGAAAAATTAAAGACTGAGTTTAGTTTGTGGATTAATTGCATGGCCGGAGACCAGGAGGCCTTAGACCGGATGCTGGATTACAACCGCCACGATACAATGGGATTGGAGGAGGTTTATTTAAAACTCCGCCCTTACATCAGGAATCACCCGAACCTGGGGGTACTCATGGATCGGGACGTATGCCCAAACTGCGCCTGTGAATTTATGGAGGAACTGGAAGCGGTTTACTTCACAACGGCCAATCAATTTCCTGTTTATAGATGTCAGGGATGCAAGACGCCGTACATAAGACATAAGAAAAACTTGAATCAGGTCGGGACAAATTTACGGAGTGTGCCGAAATGAAGGAATGCTGCGGGAAAATACCTGTCTCGTCCTCATTCGGTTATGAATGGATAATTTTCTGCAAGCAATGTAAAAAACTCATCCAGGGGAAAAATAAAACGGATGCGAATAAAAAATGGGAGGCCGAAAGTGCTGGGTGAAACCAATCGAAAAAGTGGGTAGGGCGAAAGCTGCCCCGGCCTCCGAAATTGGGAATGTCTATGATTGAAACAGTCGTAAAAATATCAGGATCCATTTTATGCGCTGGAATCGGGATTGTCCTGCTCGTCTTTGGGTTAATGCTGTTGAGCGTATTTATTAATGAACTGTGGAGGCGTTTTAAGCCATGAATAAATCAATCGGCAAATTAAAAATGCTCATTGAAGCATTAAAAGGGGGTGAATGATACTTCACGGCGACTGTTTAGAGCAAATGCAATCAGTGGAAAATGATTCTGTTGATAGTATGGTTACTGATCCGCCTTACGGAATATCATTCATGTCAAAAAAGTGGGATTATGATGTTCCAAAAGTTGAAGTTTGGGAAGAAGCATTAAGAGTGCTGAAAGCAGGCGGTCATATCTTGGTTGCTTGTGGAACGAGAACTCAACATAGAATGGCAGTAAACATTGAGGATGCAGGATTTGAGATTCGTGATATTGTGGCGTGGGTTTATGGTTCAGGGTTTCCCAAATCTCACGCAATCGGAAAAGCAGTAGATAAGTTGCAGGGGAATGAAAGGGAAGTGGTTGGGATGCAAAAGGTTCAAGGTAATTTGGCTTTAACATCACGACCCGGCTGGCGAAAATCAATAGAAGGATCATTCCGAACCGCCGCTCCAGCTGCAGACAAGTATGGTGGGATGAAAAATATAGCCGAATTTAACATCACCAAAGGCACTTCCGAATGGGAAGGCTGGGGAACAGCATTAAAACCTGCAATGGAATTATGGACACTTGCACGTAAGCCTTTATCAGAAAAGACCGTTGCGGAGAATGTATTGAAATGGGGAACAGGTGGGATAAATATAGATGAATGTAGGGTGGAAAGTGGAGAGAGAGATGCGAGAGAAAATAATATAAGTTGGGGTATTAATAGAGTAGGACAAGAAAATAATATCAGGGGAAATAAAGCAGTGGGGACAACTACACAAGGCAGATTCCCAGCCAATCTAATCCACGATGGAAGCGATGAAGTGGTAAGTGGGTTTCCTGATACAAAGAGTGGCAGTAGTGGCAAAGGAAGTTCTACTAAAGTTGGAGGAATGTTTGGAAGTGGTAATCCTGTCACTTCTGAGTTTAGACCTGCTGACTTAGGTTCAGCATCCCGATTTTTCTATTGTGCGAAGGCAAGTAAGAGTGAACGAAATGCAGGATTGGAAGGGTTTGAGGAAAGAAAACAAGACCTATCACGAAAAGAAGGAAATCCGGGTGGAGACAACCCAAGAAATAGAGGCGTTAATAAGAGAGCCAACCATCATCCAACCGTCAAACCAATAAAACTTATGCAATATCTTGTAAGGTTAATAACACCTAAAGGCGGAACGGTATTAGACCCTTACATGGGTTCAGGCACAACAGGAATTGCCTGTAAAAAGGAAGGCTTTGAATTTATCGGGATTGAATTAGATGAGGATTATTTCAAAATAGCAAATGCAAGAATAGAAAAACTTGAACATCAACACGAATTATTTTAAGGAGAAATAAAATGATTGAAGCATTAAAAGGAGATGAATGATGAAATTTGAAAAAGTAGATATAAATACATTACAAAACCCTTTTCTATGAGCTACAACCAGACAATTAGTGAGCCACATGCCCGAAAGGTTATATCTGCAACGAATATGTGAGTAAAATATAATTGGATCAAGGATATAATTTAGAAGCGGCAGAACTGGCGCAAAAAGCGGTCAAACGGTTAAATGTAACGAAACTTGCGGTCGAATATTTATACCACAGGGACCAATACGATTCCGATGAAATGAAATTTTGTGAAGCCACAGAAAACGCATGGCCGCAACTTACTGTATTACAGAAGGATATTGTCTATATGCACACCATTCAAGGTTTTTCGTTTACCGGTATTGCCGATCTTAAGGGCATATCCCCACAAGCCGCATCACAAGCGTTTCATCGCGCCTGTAAATACTTCCAGACCATTTAAATTGCCCTAATATAGTAGAGGGGTGTCCCGCCGCCCTACCCGGACCGTCTTTATAAGACTCACTTGGCCGGCAGACAGGAATGGCGGGCGTACCTCTATCGCGATAGATGATACGATACGACTTCAAATGCAATCATTGTTTGTGGGTATGGGAAACGCTCCGACCTATGGACGATGAATCAGACGAACAATGTCCGAAGTGCGACTCCTTCCGCACAGATAAAATTATATCAACAATATCATTCATACTCAAAGGCACGGGCTTCCACGATACCGATTATGGTAAATATGGACCAAAGTCTTAAAACAAAAGATTATCCAATCGGCGCGCTGATATTCGCCGAATACAATCCAAGACAGCTTACAAAAGACCAGTACAAGGGACTGAGGGATTCCATTGAACGCTTTGGATTAGTCGATCCGATAATTGTAAACAAACACAAAGACCGCAAGAATATCGTTGTGGGCGGACACCAGCGAATAAGAATTGCACAGGATTTAGGATTTAAGAAAATCCCCTGTGTAGAGGTTGACCTTGATCCCGATATGGAGCGGGAGTTGAACATCCGCCTGAATCGCAACACCGGCGAATGGGATTGGGATGCTCTTGCTAATTACTTTGACGTTGGCGAATTGACGGAGTGGGGATTTACGAACGACGATCTGCAATTCTGGACGGATGAACCGACAGAAGGATTGATTGATGATGACGAAATTCCCGAAGTAGAAGAAGCAATTACCAAGTCAGGTGATTTATGGCTATTGGGTGAACATAGAGTTTTATGCGGGGATGCAACAAAGAAAGAAGATGTTGAGCGATTGATGGAAGGACAGAGGGCTGAATTACTACACGCTGATCCGCCCTATGGAATGGGAAAGGAAAAAGACGGAATTATCAACGACAACCTTTATCGTGAAAAATTAGATGCTTTTCAAATGGATTGGTGGGAATCATTTAGACCATATTTAGAAGATAATGGGAGTGCTTACATCTGGGGAAATGCTGAAGATTTGTGGCGGTTATGGTATGCGGGAGGATTAAAAGATTCTGAACGATTGACGTTTAGAAATGAAATTATTTGGGATCAAGGGAACGTGTCGTGGGGTAAAGACGGCATGTCTGGATTAAGGAAGTTTGCACCTATGGGTGAGCGTTGCTTGTTTTTCATGCTTGGTGAGCAGGGATTCAACAACAACGCTGACAATTATTGGGATGGATGGGAGACTATTAGAAATTATCTTTTACAAGAACGTCTAAAAATGGGTTGGGATATTCCTACAATGAAAACCATTGCGGGACATAGTGATAAAAGCCGTGACCATTGGACGAGCAAAAGCCAGTGGAGTTTTCCAACTCGTGAAGTGTATGAATCTTTTCAACGTGCGGCAAAAGATGACGCCTTTAAAAAAGAATGCGACGGTTTCAAAAAAGAATATGACGAACTCAAGCAGGAGTATGACGAACTCAAGCAAGAATTTTACTCAACACGGGCCTATTTCAATAACACTCACGATAACATGACAGACGTTTGGCAGTTTGAAAGAGTGCAAGGTGAGGAACGACACGGGCACGCAACGCCTAAACCAGTTGAAATGATTGAGAGAATTATTAAGTCAAGCAGTCAGGAAAAAGTTATCGAGCCATTTCTCGGCTCAGGCTCAACACTAATAGCCTGTGAAAAGACCAGCCGCAAATGCTACGGAATGGAAATAGATCCACATTACTGCGATGTAATTGTTAAGCGTTGGGAAGAATATACTGGAAACAAAGCAGAAAGAATTGAAGTAGCGAGTGCCTAACGTTAATAGATCAACGAAAAGCAACGGAAAAATGCTTGGTGGAATCACAGGCAAAGGATTCAAGCCGGGCGTATCTGGCAATCCTAATGGCAGACCTAAAGGCATTCAATCCATTCCCGATATACTTCGCAAGATCGGCGAAGAAGATGGCACGGTAGATGGCAAGAGCAAACTCGATGTGATTTTGTATAAAGTTTTTCAATTCGCAGTAGAGGGCAGACCCTGGGCGGTCCAATTTATTGCGGATAGAACTGAAGGGAAGGCAAAAGAATTTAGGGAAACAACGGTAAAGACCGAGCCTATAAAGGTTTTTGATTTTGAAGATTGAAGTGGCAGATAAACAAAACACGGAAAGAAATCCTCAAGGATCCGCACCGGTTCAAGGTAATCGTGGCGGGGCGAAGGTGGGGGAAAACTCATCTGGCTATAATGTGGCTGCTTTCGCCGGAAGTTACCGAAAACGAAACGAGGTGGTACATAGCGCCGACCTACCGCCAGGGGAAAATGATAGCTTGGCCGGTATTGAAACGGCTTTTTCGTCATCACTCCGAAGCCAAGATAAACGAATCAGAATTGTCGGTTACTTTGACCAATGGAGCGTCGGTCAGCATCAAGGGGGCGGACAATGAGGATTCTCTCAGGGGTGCGGGTATTACGAAGGTTATCCTTGATGAGTATGCCTACTTCAAGTCTCACGTATGGGAGGAGATTATCTTACCCATGTTAGCTACGTCTAAGGGGGATGCCATGTTTATCGGTACGCCATCCGGCTATAATGCTATGTATGATCTGTACCAAAAAGGGCAATCCGATATTGATTGGAAGTCCTGGCAATTCAAGACCATTGAAGGTGGATTCGTAGATGACGATGAAATTGAACGGATTAAATCTAATATGGACGGCCGTTTATATCGCCAGGAGATGGAAGGTTCATTCGAGACTACCGGGAATCGTGCTGCTTATAACTTTGATCGTGATATTCATGTCAAGAAAGCAGAACAATTATCTGTGAATAGATGGTGGGGGATGGACGAAAACGTGGATTATATGACCGCTGTATTGGCTTGTGAATATACCGATGGGACTATCCATTATTTTGATGAAATACGTCAGAGCAATTCCAATACAGAAACGATGGCCAAAGCGATGAAGGCCAAATATCCTGATGTGAATTTGGTTATGCCCGACCCGGCGGGGTCAGCGAGAAGTACAACTTCCCACCGTAGCGATCATGCTATCTTGCGGGATTATAATTTTACTGTAAGGGCGAGGAGGGCGCACCCGTCCCATAGGGATAGGTTGAACGCCTTGAATCGAAAACTCATGGATGCAAAGGGGAAGGTATCCATGACCGTTGATCCGAAATGTAAATATCTCATTAAGGATTTAGAACAAGTGCAGCGAGACAAGAAGGGCGGCATTGATAAAACTCAAATTGAACTGACCCATGCCCTGGATGCCTGTTCCTATCCTATTGAATACAAATGGCCGGTGATTAAACGAGTGGCGGTATCTCAAATATGGTAGGCTTCATCCTCGGCATCAGTCTCATGTTCAATGTGATTTTTATTGGACTATGGATGTATGGGTGGGTGATACAAAAACGCATCAATAAGAATGTGAAAAAGATTTTAGGCAGTACAAAACTGCCGACTGAATTATACAAAGATTGGA